CCTAATATTGGTTTGTATTTTGTCTTACCATCTTCTTTAAAAGCTCTCAAGAATTGTTTTCTAGGTTTATCTGCTACACTACAATGCACCCATCCACTTGAAGGCTCACCAATAGTATAAAACTCAAGGATCATTTGATCCCAACCCTCTATATTATCTTTTATCCAATATGCAAGATCAGCATTATCTGTACCTGGTACTTCAAAATCTACCGCTTCAGCTTTAGTATGTTGGCTATTGATTGAGCTACCTATCTTAACGCATAGCTGCTCACTACGAAATCCGCTAGTTATAATTACTGGACCAAACTTATCTCTAATTGGTTGCAGCAAAGTCTCGCAAAGGTTTTGTAGTTTAGCAATCTGATCTGAGTTAGGTTCATTGGGTATACCAAGTCTTATTGCTGTGTCTGATTTAGTTAGTTCTTGTAGTGTGAAGTTTTCTGATAAGTTCATTCGTATATAATCCTTACTTTAAGTTTCTTTTGTTCTTTAGTTGTACCTCTACATATAAAAGATCCTTTAAGGTTTCTTTTATACCCATCTTTTGCAACATAATTTTCAACTTTTCTATAGTTCTTAGATTTAACATCATAAGCATTATACTCTCCTGTTGTCATATTTAAAGTAACAATATCTACTGGACCTAAACCACCAACTGGTGCAAATACTATTAAATTAGGATCTTCAGCAAGACGCAGCTGTGCTTTTAATTCTGAGGTTAGACCAGTAACTGCTTTCTTTCTTCTATTCTTCATAAGATTAATTCTTTCGAAAAAAAGAAATTATTTGTTTATTAGTATTTTTTCGAATAGCTTTCTTTCTTCTAGCCATAAAGACCTTAAAGTTAAAGTTTTTGAAATAGTATAACTATAATTGTAAACATACCACCTATTAATGCTGACATGGCATAGTACATATGTTTCTTAATATCTTTGATTTCTGATTCTATGTTGTTAATTTTTTGGTGGGTTTGTTTCTGCATAATACGACAAAGTTTTTCGTGTGATTCTATTCTCTCTAAAGCAGTATTCTTAGGCATTTTCACCTTTATGTTCATTACAAAAATAAGTTACATATAATTTTTCTTTATCAAATTTTTCAATATTTTCGTTAGTAACTTTAATGGTTGCTATAGCACCTGCTTTAGTACAATCTGTCCAGGTATTAAAATGTATTGGTGGTACTGTTGTATTGTTGCATAAACCTGTAATCGCAGAGCAGATAGTATAAGCTAAAACAAATTTCATAATTACCTCGCACAACTAGGTATGCCTGTTGATGTTACAAATGGGTTTTCTGCAAATGCCATGTAGATGTAATTTCCACCAGAAACATTTGATCCACTATCAGTTCCTCTACATTTAAAACCATTTGAGGTAAAATCTAGTGCATTTCCTGTGCTTGTGTTTTCTGCGTTAGATAAATTTGGTTTTAATAACAAATTTGTAACATTAAAAGAATTTCTTTTATTATCCCACATAATCCAATTAGCTGTACCCTCTGTATATTTTATAATAACAAAAGCTGGTTTAAATCCTGTATAAACAAATGTTCCATCAGCATTTCCATTACCAGTATAAGAACCAAACTTGCTATAACCTTTTTTCTCTGCGAAGCAGTAGGCTATAAAGGTTGCACTTGATGAGTTTGCTTCTGTACCAGCACCAAGAGAAAATGTTGAAGATGTTGGAGAGGTGTTATTCCAATAATAAACAGTAGTTTCTTTTGCTGAAGTTAAATTTAATTTCATAGCAGAAGTATTCCCCATAGCTTCATGGTATGTAAGCCAATGTGCTGAAGTAGAAAAACTTCTACCTTTACATATAATCATTTTTGGTGCAACTCCTAAGCCATGACCAACTGTAGCATTAGCACCTGTTCCTGTATAAGACACAATACTAAATCCAGCAGTAGTGTTAGCAGATACAGTTGAGGTTATGCTTCCATTAGAGTTTGATGCAGTTCCATTAGCACCTAACCAATTCCATGCAACATAAGTAACTCCATTTTCATTACAGTTATTAGTATTTGATGTTCCATTTTTACATACATAACCATCTGAATTTAATGCTGAAATCCAACCAGCACCACTAGGTGTTTCATCTGCGGCAGATGAAGAAGAATCTAATTTTAAATATTTAGATGCACCACTATCGTATCTAATAGCATCAATAATATAATGTGAAAATGCACTACTTCTAGCTTTTACCCAAGTCCAATCAGATTGAAATCCAACTCCTGTTATAGTTCTTCCATCTGTATCATTTCCTGTGTAGGTAATAGTATTAAAATAATCTGTTGGTTTGTCTAATCCGTTAGTGTAGCTCATAATAATATCCTATCCGTATTCTGCTAAATTTTTTGTGTTAAGTGCATAATATCCTGATGGTACAGAATATTCAAAGTTTCCATAGCCATTACCATCACTATTTCCTGATGAGATTGAGAATGGTGGGTTGCCAAAATTCATATATGCACTACTTGTGCTATTATAACCATTATTCATTATTGCTGGTCTATAATTAATTCCTGTTGTGGTTATTGATATTGCACCTTGAGATGATCCATTTTTGTAAAATGTTATTTCATTATCATCTAAGTTTATTGCTATACCTATAATATCATTTGTTGTCCAACTAGCACCATATGATGATGCTGTGCCATACACTATTTTTTGACCATTATTGTAATAAGCAATACCACCATCAGAACTATTTATTGAATTACCATGAGAATCGTATGTTGGATTATCAGCATTGTCTATACCAACAATTATAGCATTACTATCAAGTGCTTTAATCTCAAAAAACCATTTTCCTGTATTTACAGCTATTGTTGAATTAGCTTGACTATTATTACCTGACCCTGTCGCTGTTTTATTATAATGTAAATTCCCTTCTGCAAAGCCTGGTAAATTCCCTGTTCCTGGTTTGTCTAAAGGATTTAATGTTGCAAAATTATTAGTACAAGTATCAGTAGCTTGATCTCCAGAAGTTAAATTATTTACAGTAAAGTTATTTCCATTACCAGATACATCTGCACCTAGACTACCAGAGTTTTCAAAGTCTAAATAGAATCCATTTGTGCCAAACGTTAAACCAGATACATCTATTGGTTTCCATATTCCACTATCTTCGTCAAATTCTCCTACATCTGTTGGAGATAAAGCAGTTCCATCAACTGCAACTAATTCTGATATATATCCATTCATATAATTTGTTGTATTTATTCTGCCAATAGTATGTGCTGTTGTGCTATTCCATTGACTATCTTGACCAGATGATGGATTTGTATCTGTTGCAAAAGAAGTTTCCTCAACACCATTAATATACATACGCATACGATTTCCAGCAGTTCCATTTGCACTATCATAGACAATTAAAATATTATAAAATGCAGATACATCTCTGAAAACTCTGTTAGTAGTTAATTGACCTTTTACTGCACTACTTTGATATAATTGCCAATACAATCTATCTGAATCATCAAATGCTAAAGTTTCTTGATTAGTGCTATTTGCATAAACTCCATATATAGATTGATAAGAACCTAAATTACTTCTTTTTATCCAAAAACTTAAACTCCATAAATCTTGATTAGTAGCACTAGATGGAGTTCTTGTTAAATAATCACTACTACCACTATTAAACCTTAATGAGTTAGCTACATCATAGCCTGTGTCTTTTATGGAGTTAGTTCCAAGTATTAGTGGCATTAAATCTCCAATGTTGGAAGTTCGCCTAGTGGTCTTGTAGTAGTACCATCATCTTGTTCTGTGTAAGTGTATAAAGTTTCTAATGCTGGAGTATCACTTGCATTTGTAATTGCAGTTTCCATTTCGTTTGATTTAGTTCTAACACTTGCTCTATATGTTGCAATATTAGTTGGTACAGAATAATCAGATACTTCACTTGCTTTAACAACATACCAATCAGTAGGTGCTAATAATCCACTAGCTTGTTGTTTAATAGTTTGTATCAAATTATATTTTAATCCTCTAGTTTTTACATCTCCAACTTCTTTGTCATCTGGCATTAATCCATCATCTGAATCTTCTTGTGTCCATAAGCTATCTGCATGTGCTTTAGGTGTAGCAGTTCCCCATGATCTAGTAACTTGATTGTCTGCAAAAGCATAAGATTCATTTGTGTTGATGTACCATTTCTCATCTTTAAAATTAGATGAATCAGTTATCACTTCATAAATACCTATTGCATTTAATTCAGCTTGTGACCATAACTGAAATATTTTAGCTGGGTATCTTACATCTCCTATTACTACTGATTTAGGATTATTAATATATTGTGTAATATTGTTATCTTCTACTATTGCGTACATATTTTAACTCTCACTTAGGTTTAATGTTCTACCTACTTCTTGCCAAATAGAACCATTGTATTTAAAAACTAGAATATCAGTTTTACCATCTGTTGAAGTAAATGTTGGTGCTGTACTTCCAGCAAATTCAAATACTGTATTAAATGCGATTGTGTGTGAGCCATTGTAATTAATCTCTACACAAATAAAAGCACCCTCTACAGAATTAGTAGGTGCAGAGAAAGTAGTGTTTTCTGTTGTTAGATGATATGCGTTTGGTTTAGCAGAAGCATCCCAAGCAACTGCATTTGATGATGAAGTAAGTGATGCCTGTGCAACATTAGCTGCTACAGCAAAAGAAGAAATTCCAGCAACACCGAGAGTACCAGTTAAACTAACATTTCTTATTCCAGTATAATCTTTGTTAGAATCTAAAATTACAGCTTTACTAGCTATTGCTGTTCCAGTTCCTGTTCCACCTAAATCTAAAGCATTTACTTCTCCAACAACTACAGTTGCTCCATCTAAAATGTTTAATTCTGTTGCAGTAGAAGTTACTGCTACATCTTCATTTATTTTAGGAGCAGTTAAAGTTTTGTTTGTAAGAGTTTGTGTGCCAGTTAATGTTACAACACCAGTAGAACTAATTGCAGCATCTTGCCAAGCTGAACCTGTATAAACTCTAAGAATATCATTGGTAGTATTAAAATAAAGCATACCTGCAGCTAGAGCATCACCATCATTATCTGTAGATGGATCAGAAGATTTAGAACCTAAGTAAATATCATCAAAAGCATCAGCGGAAGCGGCAGCTTCTGTAGCTGAAGTTGCAGCAGCAGTAGCAGAATTTGCTGAAGCAGTTGCAGAGTTTCCAGAAGTTGTTGCAGAGTTAGCTGAAGCAGTTGCTGAGTTAGCACTAGCTGTTGCGGATGATGCAGCGGCAGTAGCACTAGAAGCGGCAGCTGTAGCACTTGTTGCTGCACTAACTGCGTCTACCAAAAGTTCAAAGTGATCTGTGTCTGTTAATGAATCTCCTACAACAGCGTCTGCTATACAAATGTAAACATTATTAAGTTGAGCTGAAGTAGTTGATTTAATTATATCTCTAACATTATATGCTTCTGTAGTTACTGTTGCGTCTGTACCTTTGTATGTACCTAATTCTTGTGTTACTGAAATTTCTCCTGCACTATCAAATGCTAAAATTTTATTGGCTCTATCTGTTGCACCTACAGTAAACTCTGTAGATGTCATAGTGTTTGTTCTTGATAACTTTATGGATCTATTAAGTTCTTCTTGAACTTGTTGAGTTGTCATGGTTGCACGATCCAAACCCTCTTCGTGAGATTCCGCAGGGAATGGATCATTAGCAATATAATCTATTGCTTGAGTTTGCGGAACTTCTCTAATTATTACTACTGTTTCACCAGACGCTGGAGTGTTACCAGTAGTGAAAGTTATTGAACCTCCACTAGCATCTCCTGCACCAGCTACTGTGTAGTGTGTAGTTAAAGTCTTAACAGTTTCTGTACCTGCTGCTGATCTAATAATTACGATTAAGTCTGTGTCTGCAAATATTTTATACCCATATGCAAATTGGGTTGTACTCCCATTACCAGAGTAGGAATTCTTTACTGTAGTTGAAGATACTGTCATGTTAATTCTCTATATATTAAATGTTGTAATTATCAATACCATATTATTGTGGTAATAGTACATTTATTTCTTCTGTTTCATCTCCTTTTTTTCTTTTATAAAAGCCATATTTTTCCTTTTGAGCAGCTTCTATACGTTCTCTAGTTTTAGGGTATTTTTTAAGCATTTCATAATATGTTTTATCTTTAAATGCTTTAAATATTTTTTTAATATATACTTCTTTACCACCATCAAAATCAACATCTCCTTCTTGTAGACTTTGATAATCATTAGAATCAAAAGTATCTTTTAAATATTCTGTTAAATTTTTACCTTCTATTTTAACTTTACCTATATTTTCCATCATATAATCATAAGCAGATTGTTCACCTGTAAAATTGTATTCTTTAGTTAAATCAACTTTTTTATATTTAATTTTTTGTGGTTCTCCAAGAGGTATTCTAAGTCTAGCAATTTCAAATGCTACAGGATTATCTTTAACATCTATTTTTCTACCTACTAAACTTGGTCCTTGAAACCAAAAAGAAAATGATGCTACACCATCTGCATTTAAGTATAAACTACTAGGTGTTTTCTCTATAGGTTCACCTGTTAATATATCTCTTCTAGGTTCTAAATATTTTTCACCTAATCCAGACCTTGCTATAATTCTATCTAAAAATCCTCTTGTTTCGTATGCTTCTTTTTCTGGCTCTAATATTCCTGGTATACCTTGATTTCTTAAAGAAGCGTAAGGTATAGCATTTCCAACTACTCCACCAAAAAATTTAGAAAAACTATTTTCAGTAGGATTAGCAATGAGTTCCATAGCATCAGATAAACCTCTTAGATAAGTTTTATTAGATGCGTTTCTAAATACAGTTAATGCTGCTGAACTAAATAAATCTTCTTTTTGTTCATCATTAATATTAATTAAATTTTCTTTTAAGTCTGCAATAATTCCAAGTATATAAAAACGAGGATCCATTCTATTGTATTGTTTGTAAGTTATACTTCCATCTTCATTTTTTTGTGCAATAGAATAAGGTTGCCAACCCATTGATAACCAAGTTTTTTTTACTTCAAAATTAGATGGTCCATTACCTGTTATTTTAGGATATAGTTTACCATCTTTATCTTCAATATCTTCTGTTGCTAAGTGTAAACCATAACCCGCATAAGCCATACCCATCATTTGTCTACCTAGAACTTCAGCTCTTGCTCTTCGATCTCCACTATTCCATAAGTCTCTATTTTGTTTTGTAAGTAAACCAAATCCAGGAATACGATTTCCAAAATGTCTCCAAAGATTTGTAGGTGTTCTTATAAAGGGAGCCATGAATCTAAATTCTGGTGAATTGTTTAAAAATGTTTGTATTTTATTACCCCAATCTAAATAAGAACCACCTTTTAAAGAGTTTGTATAAGTTGATTCTCTTGCATAATCTAAAGTTTTTTGATTAATACTATTATCTTTTATATTTGCTGATCCATTTTTATCAAAACCTTCATCAAAAATTCTTTTAATATTTTCTTTACCTTCTTTAGAACTTAGTGATAAACCTCTTTCCATAGTGTTATCTAAAGCATTAGTAAATAATCTACCTCTATAATTCATTTGTTTTAACAATTCATCACCTGTCATTAGTAATCTTGATGGTAATTCCACAACATTACCTATCCAATCTATTGCAGTTCCAACTGCTCCATCAAAACCTAAGTTAGCACCACTAATAGGTCTTACTGCTTTACCACCTACAATTTCTAAGTTATCTTGAGTTCTAGCAAGAGGATCAAGTATTGCATCACCTTGTTTTAAAGCTAGTCCTGTAGCTCTTATACTATCTCCAAAACTCATCATCATTCCTTGATACTGAGCAAAACCTAATCTTATTGATCTAACATCTGCTTTTGCTAGACCACCACCAATTTGTTCCATTGGTCTAATTAATGCTTCATAAATACCAGACTTCATGTTGATAGCTTGTGTAAATACACCAGACAATAATGAGTTAATGTAAAGTGAGTTAAATGCTTCTATTGTTCTTTGGTATCTTGTTTTAGCAACAGAATTAATTACTTCTTCTAATGGTGCATCTTTAATTAAGTTTGCTATTGTTGTTGAGTCTCCTCTAAAGTTTTGAATAATGTCTACCATTTTTTCTATATCTAAAACTTTACCTTCTGATCTAGCAACTTTTATTCTACCTGCTTGAGTAGTTCTAGCAGCACCTCTTATTTGATCTTTAAGAGCAACTACTGTTTTTCTAACTATCTCACTTTGCAAAGCAACTTCTTCTTTTGCTTGTTTAGTCCAAGCCTTAGTATCTCTACCAAATTGTTTTACATATTTTTCAGATGTTTCTTTTAAAGTAAATGCAAGTTCTTGTAATATTTGTTTAGATGCTAACATTCTAACTGTAGCATTTTTAGCAGCTTCAGCATCTTTAGGTAATGCTTTTAAAACTTCTTCTTTATCTCTTGATAATATTTTTGCAAGTTCTTCTGCTGTTTCATTTTTTAATACATCATTTTCTAAATAATCTTTTGTTACATCATCAAATCTTTCAGACACATCATCTATTGTTTTTAAAACTTCAGCAGAATTTAAGAATGATTTAGTGTTTAATATTTTTTTAATAAAAGATTCAGTTTGTTTCTTAGCTTCTTTTTCACCAATATTTATTTTTTTAATATATTCTTTAGTATTGATAGCTTTATTATCTTCTACAATTTTAGTTAATACTTTTTTATTTTTTTTCTTTTTCTTTAATCCATCAATAGCTTCACCAGTTTCTTTATAAATTTTTTCTTTCTCTGCTATGTCTTTAGTTTTTTTAGCTTTTTTAAATGCTTTGATACCAAACAATATCTCAAGTGGTCCACCAATAAGCATACCTTCAAGTACGTTTTTTAGTCTACCTTCCATCTCAGTATCATCTTCATCTGTAGCTAAGTATTGAGTAACTGCATTATTTAAAACAGGAGAATCAAACTCTACCAACATATCTGATAGTCTACCCTCATTAGGATCGAATACAGTAAGATCAGTTACAGCACCTGCTGTCATACCTCTTAATCCTGTCTTAACTATATTTCCACCTAGACCAACACCTTTTAAAATTTTAGATGGTCCTATAAATCCTGTTACAAATCTTGCTGCACCTTCAGTTAAATTTTCACCAATACCTTCTGGTTTATGAAACACAGGTAAATTTCTTTTTTGTGAATAACCACCTTCTTTCCATTTCTTAGGAGAAACATATTTTGGTATTAAATCTTTAAATGTAAATTTACCATCCTCATCTCCAAACTCTAATCCACCCAATGAAACTATATTTTCATCTAAAAAATCACCTTGCTCTTCTACTGCATTAACAACACCTTGACCTGCTGATAAAGTTAAACTTCCTGCTTTATTCCAAAAATTAAAATCTTCTTCATCTGGTTTAGTGATTATACCAGAATTAACTGGCTCTACTTTGTTAATGTTTTTTTTAGCTTCTTCAATAAATTTTAGAGCTTCTTCAGACAACTGTACATCTGCCATGATTATCCTTCTTGTCTTGATTTAAGAATTTTAATATAGTCGTTAAAAAATTTATTAACTTGAGGTTTACCTTGCTCATCTACATAACCATTTAACCTAGCCATTGTTATTAAAATATTTTTTTGACTAGGATTAGTTTTATATTGATCATACAATTCAATAACATTAGATGTTTCTCTAACTACATTAAATTTATTTTCTTCTAAATTAAAAGCTGTAATTTGTTCTATCTGAACTTCAGCATATTTATCGACTAAATCTAATCTAAGCTGTCTAGCATATTGTTGCTGTTCATTGTAAGTTGCATCTGGATTTGATTGAACATATAAATCTATTCTTTCAGCATATTCCAAACTAGCTTCTGTTGCTCTTTCTTTATTAACAGCTTTATTAAAAGAAGCATCAAAAGCATTAAAAAAAGTTCCTTCTAATAATTTTTGTTGCTCTGTTTGATATTCAAAAAATTTATTACCTTGTTCAATTTTTCTAACAAAAGTATCATGACTAATACTTTCAGTTAATATTTTTTGTTTTAATGTTGCAAATTCTGCTTCTCTTTTACCCGATATAGTTTTACTACCATTGTATCTTTCAAAGTTTTCTAGTTCATTTAGTAATCTTTCAGCTTCTTCGTAATCAGCATTGGGATCACCCTTAACTGCCACAGATTCAATTTTTTGTTTATAAGAATTATAAATAGAATTGTTAAATATTTCATCAGATAAAAACTTAGTACCATTTATATCTTTATCTATTTGTTTAATTTTTTCTACAGCATCTGGTGTACCAATAAAAGAATCAGCATCTGTTAATAATAAAACACTATCAATAGCTTCTTTTCTTTTTTTTAGATCATTAGATCCAAATATATGTTCTTCATTATATAATTCAGCTTTTAAATATAATTCATCTTTATATTTTTTTTTTAATTTAGGATTAGTTTCAGTTTTAAATTTTGCTACAGTTGCATTAATGTCATTATTATAAACTTTAGCACTTTCTTCTTGATATGCTTTAAAGGAATTTTGTTTTAAATGATAAACACTTTCAGAATTTTCTAAATCAATACCACTTTCAATTAATTTTTTAACTCTTTTATTTTTAACAGTAGATAATTTTTGATTTATTAAAGGTGTAAAAGTATTCTTCCAATTATTAATAGATTCATCTTCACTAATATTTTTTTTTTGTGATTCAATAATTTTATCTGACTCTGCTTTTAATTCTAGTATTGCTTTCTTTGCAATTAACTTTTCTTCATTATCTCTTTTTTTTATTGTATAATCATCTATAGCTCTAGCAGCAGGTAAAATTGATGCTGCCATAGTTGATCTTGGATCAATTCTTATATTAGATGTTACAGATCCTACTTCTGCTGTAGGTCTACCTTTTGCTGTAAATGTAGGTATTTTAGGCATAATAATTATCCATCACCATAATTACTCATTAAACTTTGACCTGCTTGAGCATAATATCCTAATTGAGCAGCTCTTGCTTCATTTCTTGCAACTTGTCCTTTCATCCTTGCAAAGTTTGCTTCTTCAAGTTTTTGCGATTGTGCTACTTTAGAATTGTAATCTAAAATATCTTTTTCTATTTCAGCTTGTTCAGCATTATATCTCATAACATTTAAACCAGATCCAGATAATTCAACACCAGAAGTTAATATAGCAGTTTTAGTTTCTCCTTGAAGTTTTGAAAATTGTTGATCAAATCTAGCAAGATCAAATTCTTTTTGTTGTTCTAATCTTTCAGCTTCTTGTTCTGCAACTTGAGCATTTCTATTTTGTACTGCTTGATTATATTTACCTGCTGCAGATGCTTGTTGTGCTGCTGCTACTGATGTTACTGCTGTTACCCAACCCATTAAAATATCCTCGCATATCTATATTGATCTGAGCCATCAAATCCATAATGTTTCATTAAACCCTCATTCTCTAATCCTAACCACTTTGCAAATCTTATACCTTTATCAAAATCTTTACGCACAGCAGTTTGAACTCTTTTAATATTATATTTTGTTGCAACTTTTGCAAAATCTTTCTTAATCGCTTTGGCTACCGCTAGTGGATGTTGCCAAACATCTTGTGTTGCAATAACCCAACCCTCTGCGACTTGACCCCAAATCATTTTCATTCCTGCAGCAAAGATTGGTTTGTCATTAACAATACCTGTAAAAGCTAAGTGGTCTTGTACTAAGTTCATAGCATCTCCATCAAACTGTGCATCCTTATCCATAAGTTTATGATTCATTTGTTGAGATAATATAAATCTTCCATGTTCAGCTGTGTAGGGTACTATATATAACATATTATCCATCATTAGTAGTTAACCTTGGGTATAACGATAAAATTGTAAAAGGTAAAGGTTGAGTTTGTCTAACAAAAATAAAACCATCTGTCTCGTAGTTTCCTCTAAATTCTACTTCTTTATCTCCTGTAAATGGTGGTATACCTTCATCCATTAAATCAGCAGAACTTCTAAATGGTATTCTTTCCATGTTATTTAAGTCTGGTCCAACCTCTACACCAATAGTTTCAAACATTCTAACTGTTATATCATATATTCTTTTAGTCTTACCTTGTGATGTACCATTCTGTGATCCAGCATTTAATCTCATAGTTTGTAGTAAAGATGTATAAGCTAAACCTACCTTAACACTTTTTGCTGAACGATCTAAAGTTATACTACCAGAACTTACAGTTCTATTGGGGTGCGTTGCACCATCTGCTAATATCGAAACAACTTGACCTTCAAGATGATCTAATCCAGATAATGTACTAACTGCACTACCACTATAACTTAATTCACTATCTAAAAAATTAAATGATGAGTTATCTGTTTCATCAAAATCAAATACATTTAAAAATTCTACATATCTTCTAGTAATATTATTAACAGTTCTTTTTATAATAACATACACTTGATACTCTGTATCATCTGTTGGAATAACTGCTGCACTTTCTACTACTGCTTTACCTTCACTAGTTGCAGTTAATCTTGTGCTATCAAAACTTTTAATGGTTAAATATCCTGTTGCTTCATGTGCTGTTTCAGTAATAGTTACTACTGCAGAATTTACTGTTGCAGTAAAATTAGCATGAGCATTAATTGCAGTTTTTAAATTAGTTGCTGTAGTATTATTATTTGTTTCAGTTTTAAATTCATTAGTTCCAGCAGTACCTGTTGTAGAAGTAAAGTCTACAGTTGTGCCATCAGATTTTGTTAAAGTTAATTTAGTGCCATTTACAATGTTTGCATAATCAGAAACTGTAATTGTTGCTACACCAAATCTTCCACCAAAGATATGTCTGTGCCAAGCAGTTACTTGTTGCTCTCTTTGATAAGTTAATCCTACTAACTCTCCATCTCCTCTAACTCCATAAACAATTTGATTAGGTTCTTGTTGATATGCAATCTGTGTTAAACCACCTTCAGTAATGTGTTCAGCAAGGATTGTCATGTCTGGTGCTATGTAACCATCCACATCAAAGTTGTATGCTAGTTCTCTAATTTTTCTTTTAGCACGTTGCAAAAATAATGTTGCGTTACCTACAGCTATAGCATCTACATTTGCAGAGCCATGGTTAGATTGTTTTTTAATTAATATGTTTGTAGGTGTAACTGCACTATCTGTACCTCCACCACTTACTGTAAACTCACCACCTGCTGTACCAAGAATTAAAGTTCTTGTAGCTGTCATAAATCTTATTGCATTAACTTGGTTTGATGCGATTGTATAAATGATTGCATCATCATCAGCTATCGTTCCACCAATGTTTGCATCCATGTTTTCGTAATCACCCGATTTTGAAAAAAATATTGTTTGTGGTTGGTTTGTTGTTCCTGCAAAAACTAATCTTTGTTCAAAAAAAGTTACGCAAGAAGGATGACCTGTAGTGTCTGAGAAAGCACCTAAAGACCAATCTGCTGAAGCGGTTGCTGATCCTAAATCTTTTATAATAGTTATCGTAGCATTAGTCGTATCTGTTACTCCAGTTATTTTACCATAACCATCTCTAAAATTAACTAGTCTACCTACATCAGTTGAAAGAAATCCACTACCACTATTGATACCAGTAACTGCACTAGCAACTAACGCAACTCCTGTACCTACTGTGTGCGATCCTGGATTTAAAGTTGTTGTAGTAATATTGGCATCCATGAATGGTCCACCTGTAAAATCTACATCTGTTAATGTCCAAGCAGTATGACCAGTACGAGATAGTTTTTCTACTTCATGTTCTGGATGTGTAATGTACATGACATCTGCTGATTGTGCGAACTTAATATCAAAAAGTTGTGCAGTAGTATAAGGGGTTGCTATTTCAAAAACTTTATTCGATACACCACCAGAAGTATAAGTAGTAAATGATGAACTGTTTATATCAACACCATCTTTATCTTGTAGTTCAAATGTATTGGTAGTTTTGTCTGCAACTAAAAATCTTTTACCATTAACTTCTGTCATACCTCCGACACTACTAATTAATACTTCATCTCCATTTTCATAACCATGTGATGTAGCAGTTACAACAGCAGGATTTGCTTTTGTAATTGCAGATATAGTTTTATCTCCTTCTAATACAGAGCCACTATCTTTGTAGACTCTCATTTTTAAATTAGAGAACTCCAACATATAAGTTTGTGTTGTTGAAAATTCAAAAGGAATTAATCTTGTTTTGTTTGCACTATTAGCAACTTCAGCTATAAATGTAGAACCAGGTCTACGAGCTGCCGAGCCATGCGGATAGACAACTAAGTTTTCTAAGGTTGAGCAACCAGATGTATATTTGGTTAGATCAGTTCTACCATCTAGTCTTGGGGATAATTCACCACCTGTAAAGTTTGTTAATTCGACAGCAACTCTAGCCATTTCTAAAACCTTGAGTTAATAAATGTACCTGCGTCTATAACATCTGTCATGCCTAAATCTTGCTCAACATTTTGACCTTCTGTTGAATCTACAAATCTAGCATCTTTTAATTTATCTTGAAACAAATTATACATATTTGTTGCTGTTTGATTATTTGATGTAACTGCAAAAGCAATGTCTGCACCTAAAGCAGCAGATAAAGTTTCTCTTAATAATTCATCATACTCATTGGGATCAGTAACTCTACCAATGTATAATATTTTCATACTAGATGTATTAGATAATATTTTTCTACCTTCTACTTTGTAGTTAGAATCATAATCTAATATTCTAAGTAGTCTTAAACAATCTGCAGGTAATGTGTAGGCATAACTAAAACCCCATGCAGGAGCTGTAGTATCTGCAGCTAGTTCAACTCTTTTCTGTAAACAGTTCCAAGGGTGTGATCTAAATACACTATCTCTTACTTGAGTGTATCTTTGATTGCAAAGTCTAGCGTTTTTTGAATCTTCTGTTAGTGAAAGAATAGTTGTTGCACCTAGTTGATTTAATGATCCATTACAAATTTCTACTACTGATGCCATACTACTTCCTTATAATATACTTTCGCCTTATATGTCTATCTTTTTCTAAAGCGAATATTTCTTCTGTTGTTCTCTCTTCTTTAGTATCAAAGCCATGATGATTTTTAGAATCATTTTGAAACCTATCTACTAATACATATCTGTATACATAATTATCTTTTTTAAAATGTAATACAGGTTTTAAATCTTGTATCTTTTTCATGCACTCTAGGGGGTTTCCACTCTCGCTTCCACCCCCTAAAATTTTAGTAATTAATCTATAACGTACATCATAGTTAATTGAATAGTACCAGTACCTGCAGCACCACCCATAGTTACTGAAACAGGAAGTCCATCCTTATCAGCGTCTACAAGTGAGTTTTCACCTAATGCAATAGTATTTGCAGCGTTAACTGCAGTTGCAGAAGTAGAAGCAGCAGCAGCTTTATAAGCAGCAGCAGCAGCACTTACAGCAGTACCAGCGGCATTATTGTGAGCAGCATAACCAACTGACAAAGTAGTTGAACTACCTAATGCGTCATGTGCTAATCTACCAGAAATGATTCTTGAACCATTTGGTAAATTAAACATTTGAATCACATCACCAGATGCTAGAGAAGATGCTTCATATTCTGCATGAGCAACTCTTACTCTACCTGCTAGTTCAGTAGTGTCTATCTTTTCGGAAGGTACGTTCTGATCCCATTTAGTCTTTTGTATCGAATAAACTGTAGCCATATTAATATCCTCCTATTATGCTTCTTGACATACTATACCAAGAACTTTTGCTTCTTCCATTCTAGTAGCACCGATTGATTGGCAGTAGTAAACTTGAGTAGCGTAAGATTTGTCTGCTCTTTCGTCTATTCTAGCTGATACGTCTTTACCAATCGCAAGAGTGATTCCATCCTGTGCGAAAGCTATGCAAGTTCTGTCGTTACCAGATTTTGCAAGTCTGTTTGATACAGTAAATTTAAACCCAAGGAACGAGTCAATTTCACCCTGTACTAATGCTTTTACAGTATTGAAATCTGAACTTGTTACTTCAGTTGTTGATAAAAGGTTTGTGATTTGCTCTGGTCCCACAACGATGTGTCTTGGGATTGAAGGATCAACACTTGCTAGATCAAAAGTCTGCTTAGCAGTTCTTAACTTAGCGATTGTTAAACCAGCTCCACCTGCAGCGATTGCAGTTTGAGCAGCAGTTGAAGTTGCACCAGTTTCACCTGTAAAGGCAGTACCAGTTGCAGCTGCAATAATCACATCATCCATTGCTCTACCCATTGCCATAGCAGCAGCTTGAGCGTAAGATGAAGTAGGATCAATTAAGAGTCTTACTTTGTCTTGTTGATCAATAAGATCAGCAAATTCGTAATCCGCAAGAGATACTCTTCTTCTTGAGTGAGGTGTATCTATTTGAGGAGTGTCCGAATGTCTGCTAGTTTTTAAAACTGCAGTTACTGAACCAACTTGATCGAAGAAAGCATTTTTACCTGTAACGCTTTCAACTCTGACTTTGTCTCTTAATAACGATCCCATTTGTTGAGATAACATTTGTATGTTAGCAGAATACTGCTGTACAAATGCTGTAGTTATTTGTGATGACATATTTTTGTCTCCATATTATAGTTGATTTAAAAAAATCAGAAAGGTTCTCCACCAAATGGTAGGCATCTCTTGCATTTAAAGTCTGTTAGACTAGAGTCTATTCCTTCTTGTCTGTAAGGTTCTTGCGAATTGTCTTACTATTAATCCACTTATAATAAATATCTGCGGTTGGCAAGGGATTATTTTTCTGTTGTTCAGAACCTACTTCCTTAATCAACCGCAATATTTCTAAGCGAATTTCTTTATCATTAAGATGATTATCATTTGGCATTTAACATCTCTCTTAAAGTATAAACTTGTTGTACTACCTTATCATGATCTGGGTGCATCCTGTTCCAGTATGGACCATCTTTATCATTAGATAATGCTGCAATCTCAGATTCAATATCTTTTGTAGTATTTACATTTTCACTTTCAGTACCAAGAATTTTATCTTCAGACATCATACCTGCTATCTTTGCAAAACCTTTTATGATTTCTGGATGATCACCTATTCTTGTTCCATCTTGTAATTGCATATCTAAAACTTCTGGATTAATATTAGCTTTTGCTAATGCACCAGCTTGTTTAACTTTACCTTCAAAGTCTCTACCCCACTCTGCTCTTAACTGTTGTTCAGCTTGAGCTTGAGCAGTTTCAGTATCAATCTTTGATTGCTGAGCTGTGCCTTCCATATTATTTTTATAGAACTCTAAGATACCTTGAGCTTGTTTATTATTTAAACCAAGTTGATGAGCATTTTCTGTAAAAGATTTAATTGCATTTTCATCTAAGTTTACTATTTCAGATTTTACGTCTAAAGAATATTTATCAGCAGATTCTGGTCTGCCAAGTTTTGCATAGACTTCATTCCATTGATCGTCTGTTGAATTATTATTTGGTATTGCAACTTTATCTTGACCAATCATTTTAGTTGCGTTGATATAACTTTTTGCTAACGCATCTATCTCAGTAAATTTTTCAATGTTAGGATCATTTCTGTAATCCTCACTAATTGAATCTTTCCAAGAAGTTTGTGGTGCAGGAGTATCTCCTTTTGCAACTGTTGTTGGTTGTGCTGTGGGTTGTACTGTTTCTGTAGTCGTTGTTTCTACAGGCACAGTTTCCTGTGTTATCTGTTCGCTTGACATATTTATTTTCCTTTATCCTTTCGTAGCATTGATTTAATAAATAGAAGAACACTACGCTGTCCTTCCATGTATGCACTCTCATGACTATCCCCTTTAACGTTAGTGGTAGAATGATAATGACATCTTTTTTCAAGATCGACTAAGACTTCTTTGCCTTCGTCTGTGTTGAATATGTATTCGTAATTTTTTCTTAACCCTTCTATAAGTTTTTCTAGTTGTTTATTTGGTTCCATACTATTCCACTTCAGCATTTGCTTCGCTAGATTCTCTAGCAAAGATTAAGCATTTGTGTTTAATCAAAAATCTTTTTTTTTATTATGTTTTTTATAAAATTCTCACTTTTATTTAAAATACTTTTTGTATCTTTAAATTTTTCCATAACTTTTCTTTGTGAATTTATAGGCATATTTCTTAAAACAACATTCTTTCCTTGAGCAGCATTTTCAATCGCTTTTTGATTTTTTCTTTTTTCAACTCTTACTTTAGCTAACATTGATTTTGCTGAACTCATAGATTTAGAAGCTCCACCCTCAAAACCAGCTGCTGCTAATTTTGCTGATAAAGGATCTAAATGTATTACTTTAAATTTTTTATCCATAATTTTATATACTATATTTCATCCGCTTGAGCAACAGCTCTTGCTTCGTCTGGCAATGCTTTCGCTAGTGGTGCTATATCTCCTCCTGCTTGTGCTACTTGTTGTAGTTGTTGCATCTGTTGCATTTGTTGTTGTTGTTCTTGTGCTTGTTGTCTTTGAGCATTAACTTCGTTTTGTGATTTTAATAATTTCTGTGGCATACCAACTATGTCTGCCAAGTGTTTCACAAGATTGTCAAAGTTAACATAATCAAATACTGGTGCTACGTTTGCAAGGCTACCTAATATTTCTATTGCTCTCATAATAGATTGTAGCTCTGTAGATTTTTGTGCTTTAGCTAGTGGAGATACATATTCAATTTCTATATCTCTACCAGACAAAAACTCTGGTGCTTGTGGTAACATATTGTTACGAAGTAATATATTAAACACTCTGTCAATTAATGGTTTTAATAATTCTGATTGTAGTCTACCTAATACTGGACCAAGTAATCTCATCTTCTCTTCGTTTCTTTGGATAACTTCTGTCGCTGTCATTTGTGGACCTTGTTGCATCATAAGTTGATTAACATAGAACACAGCTCTGATTGCATCTCTTCTTTGCTCTTCCATGTTTAATCCTAATGGATTGTTTGCACCAATGTTTAATGGTTCAATTCTATCTCTAGTACCACTTCTATAAAAATTTAATCCACCTGGTACAGTTCTAACAGGTAATAAAAATCCATCATCTGGAACTAATAGTGGTGGGTCAACTTGTTTCTGTGCAGCTTTAATTGTAGTCTTAGACATTTCGTTTAGCATCTTAACGTCTGGCAAAGCTGTCATTGCTGGACTTCTTCCATAAATTTCATTTGATGCTTTTAAGTATCTTGGTACTACAAAAGGAAACTCTTTAAATCCAGATATAGATAATTCATTTGCATTTTTATATTCTAAGTAAACAGATTCAAATGGCATATTACTTTTATCTTTTTTCTTAGGATTAAAGTCTGATCTTGGATAAACTGCGTGTAGTATTTCTACTTCTTGGTAAGGATCTTTTTTGAAGATACCTTGTATGTCTGTTGACACATTATCACCAAACTTTTGTACTGCAGCTCTAGCAGATATTTTAAATCTTCTAAAGATTGTATCTATTCTACCTTTGTCATTCTCTGCAACAAATACTTCGTTGATGTGTCTTGTTGAAAATTTAATTAAATCTTGATCATCTTCTTCTATAAACATTGCAGCAGTTCCAAATGTAATTAGATCATGATACAATTCAAATATTTCTTGTTGAAAGTTTGATCTGTTAAATGCTGTGTACATTGCTTCTGTTGCAGACTCTAACCAGATTTTTGCTTCATCTTCATTCTCAACATCTTCATCTTTAAATCTTAAAGTAAACCAAGGTGTGGATGGATTTGTTAACATACCATGTAATGATGCTGCTAATAATTCTACTGCTTGTATTGGAGAAGAATCGAAAATTTGTTCCATTCGTTTATCCCCTCTAGCTCTAGTCTTAGTTACATCTGCTTTTCTTGGTTGCATATAATCTGCAACTTCTTGCCAATGCGTTTCCCAGTTTTGCCTTTGACCTTCTAGCTTCTCATATCTTGATAATAAACTTTTACTTAAATCTGTTCTTGCCATTATTGTCCTAATAAACTTCTACGACCTAGTGTTAATGTTTCTTCTTCTACACCTTTTGGTCCTGTCATGATTGTTGCTGATCTTCCTTTTGCTTTAGTCTTTCTAGAATCATAACCATCCATTGCAGTTGCGGTAGCTTGTGAAACTTCTGATGTAGTTGGTGCAACCGCTACAGGAGCTGGTGTGGGTGCAGGTGCAGGTCTACTTGGTTTAAATACTGATCCCATATTATTCTCCGAATGTTAATGATGATTTAGTTTCTGATTTTGTTTCAGTTACTGTTTCTGTTACTTCTGGTTTTTTAATTTCATTTTCAAAAGTCATATCTTCAGCTAAGACTAAAACTTCTTTCTCAACTTCTACTTTTGCCTTTGGTTTTTTTTTAAATATTTTTTTAATCTTTTCAAACATTATGATCCTAATAAAGTTTTCTTTTGAACTTCTGCTTCTTCCTCAATACCTAATGGCGAAGTTAAGATTGTAGACTTTCTACCTTTTCGCTTTCTCTCAATCGCAGCTTGTTCTGACGCAATTTTATCTTTTTCCTCTTGCGAGACTTCTGCTGAAGGTGCGTCTGGCAAAGGTTGAACTGGTGGCAGCGGTGGCATTTTTGGTTTGAATAATGATCCCATAATTAAATAATCCTGTAACTATTATCTGCTACACTTTGTGGAGCTGATTGTCTAGTATTAATTTCTTGTAGTCCAACAGCAAGGTAACGCATAGCATCACAAGCGTGTGAACTCCAATCGTGTACAGGTTTCGATCTGAACATTCTATTTTTGTCGATGTACTTCCTATGGTAATGTCTTAACGCATCTATTAACTTTTTGCAATGGTCTGTATCAATCCAACATCTAGGCAGAGTCATTGTGG